GGCACGACGACGAGGTGCCGGGCCTGCGCGAGACGGCGGAGGAGATGGAAAAGCGCAACCGCATCGCCCTCATCATGAAATCCGCGAAACTGCTGGCCGATCTTGAAGCCACCCGCGTCGAAGCTGCCCGCGCGGGCTTCGAGAAGCAACTGGACAAGCTGGTTTACGGGGATGGCAAGGATGACTGAAAACGTCGTCGAGCTGAAGCCCGGCATCCGCATCGAAGTTCCGGCCTACGAGCCGCCCGAGAAGCTGGTCGAAGACATGGAAACGCTGGTGAAAATGCTTCTCTCGGGGGAAATTTCCGGCTTTGTCTGCGTTTATGAGAGCGAAACCTTCATGGGCCACCTTATCAGCCGCGGCAGTGCCAAGCTCGCCAATCTGATAACCGCCATGGATATCGCCAAGGCCATCCTGCTCAACAAATATCGCCCTTACGACGCGCCGATCAGCCATGACTGAACAGATCAACCCGACCCATTACCGCGAGGCCTTCGAGGACTTCTGTTCGCATCTCATGATCGACAGCAAGGATTACGGCATCATGCCGCTCGAATTCATGGGGTCGCAGAAGGAATACGTCCGGCAGGTCTTCGGGGAGAACGGGCTGGCGGGCGGCATCCACGAATTCGACAGATGGGCATTTCCACCATCTCGGTCGCCATCGACCTTTTCTGGATGTTCATGTTCCCCGGCACGCAAGGCTCGATCATCACCCATAACGACGAAGGCCGCGATAATTTCCGCCATATCATGTCACGGTATCTCGAAAACCTGCCAAAATCTCATAAAATTAAAGTCAAATCCCATAACCGTAACCATGTGGCGCTCGAAAATGGCTCGATTGCGAATTACCTTGTCGCCGGCACGAAGAAGGGCGGCACGCTGGCCCGTGGCCTTGGTCTTAATTTTATTCATGCCACCGAATGTTCCTCATGGGGCGATCAGGAGGGACTTCAGTCTCTACTTTCGTCTCTGGCTGAGCACTCACCCAATCGCCTGTATATCTTCGAAAGCACGGCGCGTGGCCGCAACATGTTTTTCGAGATGTACGACCAGGCGGGCGAGGTCGAAACCCGGCACGCCTTCTTCCTCGGCTGGTGGCTGAAGGAAGACTACGCCTATGCGCGTGGCTCTGCCGTCTTCCAGCGGTATTGGGACGGCAAGTTTACCGCCTACGAGGAAGAGCGGGCGGCGCGGGTACTGGAACTCTACGGCCACGTCATGACCCCCGAGCAGATTGTCTGGCACCGCTTGCAGGAAAAGAAGGCCGTCAGCCTCGACCTGCTCCAGCAGGAATTTCCGTGGACGGCGGACGAGGCCTTTATCCAGTCGGGCCGCTCCTTTTTCCCGAACAAGATCCTGATGCAGCTCGACGATGCGGCGCGGAAGAAAAAGTTCATGGCCTTCCGCTATTCGCTCGGCGAGGATTTCATGGCGACCAGCATGGAGCAGATTTTCAACGGCAAGCTGATGCCCTACACGCAGCTGCGCGTCTGGGAGCCGCCCGACCCGGAAGGGGTTTATGTCATCGGGGCCGATCCGGCTTACGGGCAGAACGAGGACAGCGACCGCTCGGTGGCGCAGGTGCTGCGCTGCTATGCGGACAAGGTGGTGCAGGTCGCCGAGTTTTCCTCGACCTTCATCGCCACCAACCAGTTTGCGTGGATTTTGATGCATCTCGGCGGCTCGTACAAAACCGTCATGATCAATCTCGAAATCACCGGGCCCGGCATGGCCGTCTGGCAGGAAATGCAGCACCTCCGCCAGCTTGTCACCTCGGGCTACCTCTCCGAACGGGCCGAGGAAGCCGGGATCGACAAGATGTTTGCCTCGATCCGGTTCTACCTTTATCGCAAGTGGGATAACCCGCACATGTCGCTCGGGGTCTATCACTTCAAGACCGGGTATGAAAACAAGCGCCGCATCCTCAACCAGGTGAAGGACGGGATCACCATCAACACGCTCGAACTCGCCAGCGTGGCGCTCATCGGCGAGATGAAGACGATGGTGCAGGAAGGCTCGACCATCGCCGGGGACGGGCGGGCGCATGACGACCGGGTAATGGCGCTGGCGCTTGCGATGGCCGCGTGGACAGATCACACCCGCCGCGACATGATCGGACAGGGCCGCACCTTCGCCGTCGAGCAGGAACGGGCCAATAACCGCGATCACAAAAGCCGCGACCTCGGCAACATGCAAGCGAGCATCCTCCGCGACTTTTTCATTCGCAAACAGGCGGCAAACATGCAACGCAACCGGCAATTGCGCCTTGATCAGCGGCGGCGGCGCTCATGACCACCGAAACCTTTGAATGCGAGGACTGCGGCAGACGCTTTGCCCTTGAACGGGTCAATGTCTATGCCGACGGCACGATCCAGCCGCCGGGCCGCTACATTCAGCGCGGCGGCGTGTGGTATAACGAGCTCGGGTATCAGGAACCGCCGACAGCATACGGCTATTTGATCGACGGGCGCATTCATCTCGAACCATTTTGCCGCTGCGGGGAAAATAGTCTGCGCGCCGAAATAGCTGCGCCCTCCATCGGCGGCGACCGGGCGAAGCTGACCGATGCGGTGGCGAATGACCTCATGCAGCGGCAGGGCCTGACCAATATGCAGGACGGCTTACGCGAAGGCGATATCAGCGCCCCCAAACTGCCCCCGGCGTTGCAACAGGCCGCCGACACCATGTTCTCGAAACAGAATGCCACGCGGCTCGGCAGCCCGGCGACCCTGCCGAAACAGCCTTACGACCAGTCCGGGCAGCGCGGCATGGCGATGTTGCAGGCCGGGATCAAATCGGGCGGCATTCCCGACATCAAGCGGAGACGATAATGAAGATTTACAGTGACGAAATCCGCGACTTTGCGCAGGACATCACCAACCAGTGCACCCAGAGCCTCGCCACCCGCGCTTCGCAATACGCAATGTACCGCAAGCTCTTTTTCGACGGCACGAACAACACCGACGGCCCGGCGGATTACAACAAGGTCAACAGCCATATCGACGAGCTGGCCTCATACCTCTACTCGCCAGACGAAGTACGTTTCCTGCTCGAAGCGACCGGCGGCTCCCCCGACCCGCGCCAGCTGGCCCGCTACGAGACCGCCAGCGCCTTTCTCTCGCGCCAGTTCCACCTCCGCGATTGCGATCTGGCGTTGGGCCGAGCGATAGTTTGGGCGCTGGTTTACGGCTCGGCCTTCCCGAAATACGTCTGGAATGCGCCGCGCTATATTGCGAAAGCCGAAAACGATGCGCCGCCGCCCGTCCATCTCGGCGAACTGGACAGCTATATCGTCATGCCCTACCAGCTCGGCGTGATGCGCGAGGACATCAACGGCCTCGACCGGCAGGAAGCCATCGTCCAGACCAACTATGTCCTTTTCGACGAACTCGACCGCCAGCTGCGGATGCACCCCGATCACAAGAAAATCATGGAGGAAGTGGCCTCCTTGCAAACCAGTTCCGACAATAACGATCCGATGCTGGCGCACTCGGTCTTCATCGGCGGCAATTACCCGATTATCGGTGGCTCGAACACGACCGGGAGCAGCGGCAATGTCAACGTTATGTCGAATGTCCCGAACATCCTGATGTCCCCCGACGTGACCGCGAAGCTGATCAAGGTGCACGAGCAATGGATCTGGGACGACGACATGGACGACTACACGACCATCGTCCATGTCGCGAACGGCCCGGTGATCGAAGGAGCACTGAAACGCCGCAACCTCAATGTGCCGGGCGAACATCCCTACGGCCAGTTAAGCCCGAACGAAACCGAAGGTCTATTCTGGGGTGTCTCCGAAATCGCCCAGATCAGGCAGTTGCAGGAACGCCTCAACCGCCGCATGGACGACCGCGACGACCTGATCGACCGTGCCGTCAACAAGGCCCGCATCTTTATCGGCTCGACCGGCATCACCGACGAAATCGCCGCCGAACTGAACTCGCCCGGCGGCTGGCATGCGGAAAGCGATCCGACCCTCAAGGTGCAGGACATGGACGCGCCGATCCCGAAGGAACTGGAAGAAGAAATCCAGATGCTGATCCAGATGTTTCAGGATCAGGGCGGTTTGTCCTCGATCCTCCAGGGACAGGGGGAAAGCGGCGTCCGCTCCGCCCAGCACGCCGAAACCCTTGTCCGCACCTCCAGCCCCCGCCTGCGCGACCGCTCATTGCTGGTCGAACGGCAGGTGGCGGTCTGCGGCCACAAAGTTTTTCAGATATTGCAGGAAAAGATCGCCGACCAGTTTGAAACTAAAGACAAGCAAGTCTTTACGTTAAGTCAACTGGAAGATGACTATAAAATGACGGTAGACAGTCATTCTTCCAGTCCAGTATTTA